GGGGCGATTCCTAGTTACTACGAGTCTATAGGCCCACACGCAAGGCAATATCTGATGCGGATCACACAGTCAATGTACATTCTTGCGAATGCTTCATTAGCGTGAAAATCCCCAACATCAATTGCGGTGTCGGTGTTTTGATACCAGTCTAAGACGATTTTAACTAACTCACGGGATGTACCCGCGGCTAAATACTGCGGGACGGTGATCAGTTCGATGCGACGATTAATCGTCGCCCGAATGGCCGCCTGTTCATCAAATGTGAGAATTGGTTTTGAATCATTAGTTTCTTGTATCATAATAAACTCCATAAGTAATAAAAATCTCGGCTGGTAAGGCCGGCGTGAGTCACGTGATCCCAACATGGGGTCATACGCTTCACGACTTTGTAAGTAGGTTTCAAAACTCTTACACCGTACTTATCGTTCCTGACATAACCACCGATGGCGCACGCAAGGTGCCCAAAGGAGTTATAATCAATGTCGGCTTCACTAACCTTGTGCTGACGATCTCGCTGTACTAAAGCCCGATAAATCAGGGCTCCAGTATAGGGATCGCGCTTAGGACTTGTGAGCTGATCTGTGGGCATTTTAAATCCTGCTGCGTCATCCTCATCGAACGGTATTGGTCGAAAATCAACCAGTCCTTTAAGATAAAGTAAGACGTTAACAAGGTAAATGCCAGAAATAACAGACCAGCGAGAAAGCCGATTAAAAGCTGAGTAGACGTCTGCTGCATTGTCGATTCCTTTCAAGTATACGCCACGAATATCATGGCCCTTGAAGTAATCACAACCGCAGGACTCTCTGAATGGACCACTGTTAAATGATTTCTCATAGTTAACAGTGAAACCGCAAGCCGCCAAGGTGGAACATACGACATCATATGCGTTTCTCACACATATAATGTCATCACCAAAAACGGAGTAGTTGCGATTTCGTATAGATTTGTTAGGCGCAATGCCTAATTCTTCATATACGGCCACCACCAAAGCACTGAATATCATCGTTTGTAGGGGAAATGTAAAACCGTTCCCCATCGAAGAAAACATATTCAGCTCGTAGTCAATCCCACCGTAGCTAGTCCTTCTAGACCTCAATGAATCGAGGCAAGAAAATGCTAGTTTAGGTAAAAGAAATTCCACGAGGCCATACGATATTGTGTCTGACGCTGATGAAAGATCAATAGTAGCGAAGCTACCATCGATACTTCCCTGGCGTGCCATGCGACGATTAATTGAAGGTTGGTCATACGTAACACCATTAACAATCCGCGTTTTAAAGCAGATGTTAAAGTGACGTAATAACTGATCTTCGATAATCGCGCCGGCTCCAAGTTGAAAAAACATATTCAACGAGGGCTCAGTACAAATCGTACGGTTGGTCTCAGAATTCTTAGGAACTGTGGACAAACTACTGCCTTCCAGGTATATCGGGAGTCCGTAGTGCAGTGAGCGAATAGCTTCTGCGGAAAACCACGGTGACATTTCGATACCCTTCGTATAGAACTTATACAGTGTCGAACTTGTACTTGACATGGGACCCGCAAACATCTTCTTATAGTACGAAGTATGTGGGGTCTTACGAGAAGCACCAGGACCACAACGACCCCTCTCTACGCATTGCGCGTGAGTAAGGATGTTATGTCCATAGAGGTGATGACTAAAACAGTCGCCGATAATCCTACGCATGCGTAGTAGAATCGAACGATGTAAATCATCATCAGGAAGCGTAAAGCTTCGCTGACATGCGCTATTGCAAGTGAGAAACTTAGCAATCGCAACATCCTCAAGTTTCGACGGATCTGACGGAACCCACTTTTTGAAAAGTGAACGTCTTAACGACCATACACGGGCTGCGCTAACTGACATTTCGTCGGTTAGTGTGCTGCTTTGTGTATAAGTCGAAGAATCCAAGGAGAGAAGGTTTTGTAGCAACTCAGGGGAAAACTCCATAAGTTTTTTCATGTGCTATCCTTTAACTAAAGGATACCGTTAACAGCTGTATCGCCTACACCCGCTGAAATCGCGGTGAGTAGACCGATATGCGCTGACAGTGCTGCCCGAATATTGGCAGCATCTGCGGTATCTGCACCAGCCGGAACCTGTATTTCGGTTCGGATGAGTGCAGTTGCAAATGGTTGTCCTGCAAGTGGTAATACGCCTTTTCGAGTCAGAACCTTATATTTATTGTTAGGGACCGAAGCGATCAGCCCTGTTGTCGGATTAGGCTTGCCTAAAACCGCAGCAGATGCTGGCCTTTCGACCGTAACAGTAAATGGGCTCGCGACCGAATGGGGCGTTACACCAACTTGTGTACCAGTGAGCTGCGTAACCGCGCTCTGTTTGCTATTAATATTAGGCGGTGTATCTGCCGTCATAGTATAGCCAGGTGTTGTTAAACCTGTTTGAGCAGCTCCTGTTATGGAGCCTGGGATGACCATAGTCATGATATTTCCTTTCATTGATTTAGGTGAGAACTAAAGTCGCGAAAGCGGCTAAGTTTTTAAGCTTAGATCCACTGCTAGGAAGCGAAAAACGTATCTGGGGGAATCCCGGAAAGTCTGCTGTCCTCGTAACTTTAATAGTTTTAAATACGTATTTACCTTCTGACTGAACGAGTTGTGCTATATTTGCTGTTTCCAGCACTATTGGCGACCCGAACTCAATGGTGTTTTCTTGATATGAAGTTGAATTAACAAACTTCACGTCAGAGAGACTAGCCATTGTTGTAGTCAGTACATCTGATATGTTAACGAAATAGTCGACAAAGACGCTGAGTGGAGTAAGTTCCCACGCAACCGGTATAATATTTTCGGCAATAAAACCGCCGCTAGATAATATACCCTGAAGGCCTTGAGTCGAACTATACTGGGTGTCAACCCAGGCAACATATTGATGACTAGCATGATATTTCTCTTCCTTATTATAAATAGTAGAAGTGAGTCCAGCGGTTCCAGTCGAAACTGGGCCTATGGACAGTGAAGCATCTGCATGCCCTCTAAACGACAGCCGCTTAACGCGAGCTGCTTCGGTTTTTAAGAGCGCTGCAAGTGCTATTTCACTAATATCGGCGATTAGGGGTAACACACCAAATTGAAATTCAAGGTGTGACCCAGCAGCACTTTTACGTAGCGATTTTTTGCTATGTTTCTTT